CAATTGGTTTTTTGTCAATGACAACCGGGATACCATATGCGAATTCTCATGGGATCCTGTTTTATCCAAGGGTGATTTGCATCCACGAGATGAGATGCATCAACGTTTTGCTCGAGAAATTGTGCTACCTCGAGTGCAACAAATTCATGTGTAGTGCTACCAAGGCCGCGTAACTGACTGCATGGCTTTTCTTAAATGTGTGGCCTTGTGAATCGTCTCCGTCCCAAACTGACGCAAACACTTCCGACCAAGAGCGTGTTTGTAGATGTGCCTTGCCTGGACGAATGATGGATATAAAGGCAGCCATCCTGGGTATTGAATCGGGCTTCATGTTAGACAGCAAGTCTGTGTAGTTGCCCACGTGTACCAGTTGCTTGGCCCACTCGCGATCAGTCCACAGTCGTTCCCAAGGCGGTGTTGTGGTCAACATAGACTCATAGTGCGCAGGATCCCGAATCAACTGATACACACTCATGTTCAAGAAATCTATTTTGAAATATCCACGAGATTCAGCAGTTTCACTATCCAGAGCCGCACAGCCTGCAATAGGATCCACAGGTATGTCTGTTACATAAATGCCCGAGTTGTGCTTTCGTCCATTGCTTTGTCGTGCTGGAACATGCCGAATCAGTCGCAACGCCGTTTCTCGATCAGCAAAGTCAATGTCAATGTCTGCGCTCATTCAGTATCCACCAATGCGGCTACAATTCTAACCTGTTCCTCAGCATGAGCCACTGCTTGTAAAGCGTCTGCCACAGCGGGGTGTTTGGCCGCCAACTCTTTAATTCGTGCTTCTTCTGACATCTTCATTCTTGCCCAGTTTAGAATCAACTGTACGTCGCCGTTGAGTTCAACAGTGGGAAATGATGTGCTCATGCTCAACCAGGTCATGCCATCATACACTTCGATACACTGTGCTGAACCATTGTAACGCATTTGACCAACCAAGGTATTGCTGTTTGATGCAGAATTGTTATAGAAACTAGGCCAGGTTGAATAACCGTTTTGAATAGAGAGTCCTGCTCCTGCATTTATAGTTTTGATCATACTACCATCCTGCCTTGCGCAATATATCTTTCACGTACTCTTGATCCGCTGGGTAGTTTGTGAATTTCTTTTGCCAGGCATCCGAGTCGATGTAGGGCCAGACCATGGCCACTTGTTCTGTTGTGAGTTCACTCAGGAACTTTTGTCCTGATTCCGAATTGTAGATTATCCAAGGTGAGACACGTCCGGCTGTGACAGCATAGCATAATGCGTTGGTGTTGCCATAACGCATCCAGTCATGTGGGGGATTGCCTGTTTCTTCTGCCCATCTCATGCTGTGTTCTATTGCTCGGGCTAGAGCATCATCCACTGCTTCCACCCGCAAGTATTCTATTAGATATTCAGTGTAGATGTTGTCACTACACCAGTGATCAATCTTCTTTTGTGCCTTCAACAACCAGGCCATGAATCTTGGCGGAGCAATCACATTGGTGTTTACACAATAGTTGCCAAATTTCACAAATGCCCTGTAATACGGACTGTCACAAAAGTCATCGTGTGTTTTGTTCTTTGCTGAGCCTTGCATGGTTTCATAGAACCGGATATAGGCCTGAAAGCCCATGCGTACACCTGCTTCGTCTCGGCTCAAACGCCTACGCTTGGGCTCGCAAGAATGCACCAACATACTTGATTCTTTTATGAATGTTTTTTTACAGTACTCACACGTGAATGTCATTTCTTGTCGTTACCAGAGGCTCGGTTGTAGGCGTCTATTTCTTTTTGTGTTGTGATTTGGCACATGACATCTATCTCGTCATCTTTGTAAGTGGGGTACATGGCCATGAGTGCTTTGCGTTTTGCTGATAGTCCTGCTTCTTTTTTCTTTGGGGCAATCCACGGATGTCTTGGTGTTCCTAAATTGGGACTGACACTTGTGGCCATGAGCCATTGTAGTTTGGGATGTCGACTCACGTTGAAAAAGTGTTTGTTCAATCGTTCATTGGTGGCAATCACATAAAACTCTTGCAGTTCACGCGAGCCTTCCACAGCCGAGCCCCAGCGTATCATGAGATAGTTTGAAAACTTTTTCTTTTCATCTGCGGTCAAGTCATCGTAGAATGATCTAACCTTACGGTCAAACATACGCATCTCGTTGGCAATGTTTAGTTTATCGCTCATTAGTTTTGGTCAGTTGATAGATCATTATAGCACGATTCAGTGCATCTTGTAAAGTGGGATTGGTCCGCGCTTCGCGGCGAATCTCGCCCCACAACTTGTTTTCCTGTATGTGTTCAAACAATGGTCTGCCATCGCTTGTTCTTTCATCGTGATCTATTCGGTGTCCTGTTATGGGATCATACTCATATCCCACTTCAAATCTAGTCATGGGATCAGCACCCGACTCACGGGCATATACGACGCCATTGGCACGTTCGTAGATGTATGTGGCTCCGGGTTTGAGTTGCCCCATTACCAAGCCTTGTTGTAATCCACAATCTCACAGTTGCGGCTTACATCTTTAACAAAATACACACAGTCAGGTTCGGCTTCATCGTTCAAGGGCACGGCCAACATCTGACCGTTCTTGAGTTTGGGTGCGTACCAATTGACTTCATGATACACGTCTAGTATTTCTATATCCGGAAAGGAGGGCCTATAACTGCTGAGTGGATTGAATTGGAATACTCTAAAGCCACGGTCATTGATTGATGTCAGTGGCAACACTTCTAGATCGCCAATGTCGGGCTCTCCGATCAGTATCTGCCAGTCCATGGGCATCTTGAGTGTTTGTGTTCCTATACGCAACACCAGAGCCGGAGCATTAAACGATTCTAAAAAGATCAAGGGAATAAAGTGATAGTCAGGTTCTGCTGGATTTGAATTGTCTAGGATAGCAAAACGCATGTCATCAACTTCTTCAGGCAGTTGATTTAGGTCGTAGTAGGTATTGTCCAGTGTTAATATTCGCATAGTGTTATAATACAGTATTAGTCGGGCGATGTCAAGCGATTTTCATCCATTCTAGTTTTTCCGAACTGAATGGATAGTTGGCTTCTCGATAGAACTGTTTGCGTTTGGTTAGATGTCGCTTGGCAAACTTGCAGGTTGAGGTTATATCCCAAATCTGCACATGGTCTTTGTCTTCGGCTTTTCTTATGCCGCGGCCAATGCTTTGGATAACACGGACAAAACTTTTGCCGGGTTCAATAAGAACCAAATTAAAAATCCTAGGGATATTAATGCCCACAGCGGCAACACCATAGGTAGCCACAATAATCTTATCAGTGCTGTCCGCAACTTCGTCATATTCGTCCTGTCTTGCCTTTGCTTTGGTCGCCCCTGACACAAACACAGCACGATCACCCAGTCGCTCTACTAGTGCATGCCCTGCGGCTACCCGATCCACCAAGACCAAGGTGTTACCTGTTTCATTTACTTTTCTTATGAGTTCGGCCATGGTGTCCAACCTGCCCGACTCTTCCAGCAGGTATTTGAGTTCTGCCTGATACTCTTTATACTCCACGTGATCAACCAACTGCACAATATTCACATGACAGTTGGCCAGTACCCCTTGCTGTTGTAATTCATTGGCACTCAAGCGGCCAATAACCGGCCCCAGACTGACCAATAATGCTTGGCTCTCAAACTTCTCCTTGGGTATGGTTCCAGTCAAACCCCAGCGAATTGGCACTCTAGACATCACCCCGGTCAACAGGGTTTTGAGTGCATCTGCCTTGGCCATGTGTACTTCGTCCACAATAACACACACCACATCTTCCAGGAACTCTTGTATTGTAATTTCACCTGTGCCTGACTTGGTATTCTTTAACAGCACGTTTAGACTTTGCCAGGTGCAAATGGTGTGAGTACGGCCATACTCTTTTCTATCGCCAAAGAACACACCAACATCTTGTTGCATGTTGATATAGTCTTTTTCAGTCTGTGTCACTAGACTTTTGTTGGGCACAATAACAATCGACCGTCCATATGGTGCCACAGCATTTGACAAGGCCGCTGTCATTATGGTCTTGCCTGCGCCTGTGGCCACTTCTTGTAGGCACTGCGGATTGGCCAAGAAGTTGTTGACAATTTCCACCTGATAATCTCGCATGACAATGGGCTCACCTGCGGCAGGATGACCTTTGGGCCAGGTCACATGTGCAAAACTATCCTCACGCACCTGTTCAAACTCAAACTTAGTAGAGTAATCTCTTTGATCATCTATTTCAATGTCGTAATCAAACTTTTCCATTATGGGAACAATCTCTGGCAACAGGTTTGTGTAAGTTGATCCACCCAGTTGGAAGTATGCAACCTTGCCATCCCAACGTCCCAGTCGCACTGCTGGCATGTAACGGGCGGCGGGGTTTTCGTATTTGAAAGCGTTGACCAGCGCCTTACGCACATCCAAATCCAAGCCTTCTAGTTTAATGTTTACTTCGTCTTTAATTTGTATTGTGCATCGTTTCATTGTGTTGATTATACAGGGTTTGATATGAATTTACAACCAGGTCTTGGAACTCAACATTATCAAAACTTTGGTGAACGATTATATGCCAGCGAGGGTGTTTGCTGTTGTTAAACACTGTGTGCTGGTTAGAAACGTCCATCCAAAAAGCACTGCCTGCTTCGAAAGGAACTGTGCCGTGGTGTTCCATCACAAAATCACATCCAACTGGCTGGGTGATTGCAATGTTGATTGGGCGCAACTCTGCTTGAGTATAATCCGAATGCACAGTTATGTAGCCATTGGGTTCAAGTAACATGATTCTAATTCTGGCAAATCCACAACCAGGCCAAACTGTAGAAAAGTACTTGACTGTTGCTGGCAAATACTCACAGGCTAGATCAGTCCACACATATGGTCGAGTGTCGTTGTAGTACTCTTCTTCCCTGATGGCATCAAAACTTTTGCCGTGTATACAAAAACTTCGCCAGCCTTGGTGTTCGCTGTAGTCGTCCCGGTGTTGTATCAGTCTGGATTCGACCTTTTGAATTTCTTCATGGATCATTGCATGCGGCACATCAATGTTCAGTTGCAACCAAGGCAACTTTGAATTGGACTGAATCCACTCAAAGTCAGCATTGGCATTGTAGTCTGGCAATTGATATTTGGTATTGATATATTTTTTCAACATCAATTGACTTATTTTTTGTTTCATTTTAATTTTGCTTGAAAGTCTGTGTATTCTTTCATGGTGGTGTGCAACAGAGTCCACTTGTAGTCCAGTATATTAGAGCACCAGATATTATCATACTTATCTACATTGTGTGCAAGTACCCAGGTGATCAAATTGTCATTGCAAAATTCAACCTGCTTGTGTTGTCTGGCATGCAGCCATTTTGTCTTGAACTCTCCAGTGACTTGATGGTCAAATTTGGTGTTGACATACTCGATAAATTTTTGTTTGCCTTTGATCTTTAACCTTTCCATTGGGGTCAGATCCGGCACATCCAGTTGACAGTGTATCAAGTTGTTTTGACTGATAAAATCCCAAACGAAACTTCCGTAATTGACTCCGTCCCAGTTTTGCCACAGCGCCTGACAGAACTTTACTTGTACATGACTTATGTCAACTATTTGTATGTGTTCTGTTGCTGGTTCAACAATGTTGAGAATCCAGTACAGGCCAGAACCAGGGGCAAGTAGTTTTGATTTCTTAACCAGTTCGATGGGTTCATTGTTGAATACCCACAGTTGACTTTCTGCCAGTTGTTTATAATCTCGAAATATATCTAGATCCAAAGCAGTGCCGTAAAGAAAAAATTTCAAATCTCTGGCAGTACAATTCCAATTGACCACGGCACGATTTTTTTGCAATTGACGGGCAATTAGTCCTTGCCCAAAGCCATCAACTTGATATGCCAGTGTGTGCCGACCTGGCTTGACCCATAATGGAGTATAGTCATCATGCAAGTTTTGTTCACTGCGCACCGGCACCGGATG